ACGAGCAATTGCTCGTACCTAACACTATTTATAGTGTAGTCAAAGAAAAGTTCAAGTGTAGTTGGTGAGAAGTTGGTTAAACCCCCATAACTAATTTTCATGTCAATTGTAATACATTTGTCGAACGCTTTGGCGAATCGGTTCAAGGATTGGTTATCCAAGAACTTAAAAAACATACTACGAACACACAGTCAGGGCGTACTCCCGGAAAAGAAGTACTAGCCGCGGGAGGGGTAAAAATCCTCCCATGCTGGACTGGTGTTAAGTGTGACATTTCCTCCTTTGAAAAAGGTCTTTTTTCATTGACCTATTTCGGAGGAGAATATGAACTGGATGGGTTTCTTTTGTCTCTTTTACATTTGATTGATTCGACCAAGAATCATGTTACAGAGAAAGGAAAGATCGCTTTGTATGATCCTTCCAATCTCTTCAAAAGAGCACAGAAACTAACAGGCCTAGTGGGAGAACAGTTCCGACGTGTACATAAACAGAAAGATTTTGATATCTATCGTTTTTACGTCGAGAACAAACTCCCATTCGACCTTGTGGGCGGCAGGTTACCACTTATCTTTGATGATATTGTGTTAACCCGCCATGCACTAAAACTTGCGTGGGCATTCTATTTGACCATGAAGCTCCATAATGTGGATGGATTCCCTTTTTTCCAGAGAGTCCGAAAGATTGTGGTTCGAAAATGCACTCTGAAACATCAGAGGTTTGCAAAGAACTATCTCTCTTTCATATTCACACATATTTATCTATCTCTTCAGAAGCTGAAGATTCCAGATGAAGTTGAGCTCATTAAGGTTATTAAGAATTCCCTTTGTTATCATGTTAGCGTTTCTCTAGAGCAAGAGGAGTTTCCTCTAGGCTCGCGTATTGACCTCATTCCCATCGGATTTCAACCCTTTTTCAAAAAACTCTCGGCAGAAGCCAAGATCGAGTTCTTTTATTCATTGTTGCAATCTAAAGGTTTGTGTCAAGTTGTTCCAGATTCTTTTGTTCTGGGCGCTCTTCGAGAGCACCGTCAAAAGTTATCTACTCCTGCTCCCCCCCTTTCCGAAGAAGTACTTAAATCTCTTAGAGATAAAGGACGAGAATTTGGAAAAAGGGTGAAAAAGTTCTATGACCCTACAAAAGGGTTCCAACCGTCCGGCAAAGCATCGTTTTCCCACCCCCGTGATAAGGGTGGTCTAAAAGGACAACTGGTCTATGAAGACCGTTTGTCCAACGAGGGCGACCGTCAGCGATCCTATGATCGTATGGAACCTATGGTAATTGGACTTTTTGGGCAGCCTGGGTCGGGGAAAAGTTCTAGGATTCCGATGCTTTTAAGCATCTTATCCGAGCTATTCCCGGGAACTACGCGTGAGAAACTGTCTTATTCTCGTACATGCCACACAGAGCATTGGGATGGTTACTCAGGACAGCCGATCGTTATTCTTGACGATTTGGGGCAGTCCCTTGAAGGAAAAGACATTAAAGAGTTTCAAACTCTCGTCTCCTGTAATCCTTATGTGCCGCCTATGGCGGCCCTCGAGGATAAGGGTAGACATTTTACGTCTCCTATCATAATTGTAACCTCCAATCTCCATTATGGTTCACCTCTATACCAAATCTATAAAGAACAACATGGAATCTTAGATGACGCCGCCTTCTGGCGGCGGTTTCATTTTCCATTGTTAGCCGAAAAGGAAAAACTGTTCTGTTTGAAAAAGAAACCCTCTTGGGTTTCACCTTCTAAGAACATTGTTTTGCCTGACGACGGAATAGATTCTACCTCTGTTAATTCAGATGGTAAGGCAGGGAACCGTGGACTTATATATTTTCGACAAGAATGTGAATTCAAAAAAGAGCAGGGACGCCTCTACAATAATTTATGGAGGGAGTGCCCGGTTCTCGATTTGTTTTCACTGCCAAAAATTTACAAGGAACGAGAAAAATTTCATGATAACATAAGAATGCATTGGGTACAAGTAGTTAGTTCAAATAATGAATCGGTTTCAGATTTTTTTTCCGAATTCTGGGATGAGGAGATTTCCCCAAATCTTCCAAAATCTCTAGGATTTGATCTATCGAAACCAATTTCGTCTTTGAACCAACAGCTTACATTTTCCGCCTACCCTCCTATTCAACCACTCCCCGTCCGTGTTGAGCCGATCATAGAACCCTTAAAGGTTCGAACGATCACTGCCGGTGATGCTAATACATTTTGTTTAAAGCCTCTACAGCGAGCCATGTGGCTTGCTCTAGGCACTTATGAACAGTATATACTCACTCATGGCACTCACCACCTGGATTCTTCGATTCAACGTCTCTACGAAAGTGGAGACAAAGATTCTGTTTGGATCTCAGGGGATTATACTGCTGCTACTGATTCTGTCAGTATCGAAGCAACAAAAGCGTTGATGGAAGGTATCCTCGAGTCTATAGATCATCTACCGACAAAGCGGTGGGCAATGAAAGAAGTATCGCCCCATATGTTGTACTATCCGGAAGGGAACCGTGGATCACCTGATCTCACACCCGTTCTCCAGAAGAGTGGTCAACTAATGGGGTCTCTACTTTCATTCCCATTACTCTGTTTATTAAATGATTCGACGGCTCAAGGAATTGGACTGAAACCCAATCAATACTTGATTAACGGGGACGACATCTTGATGAGATGTCCCCCTCAGAGTTATTCCCCGTGGAAAACGGAAGCCCAAAAGTTTGGCTTCTCTCTTTCGCTGGGAAAGAATTACGTACATCCCGTTTATGGGACAGTAAACTCTCAGTTAATTAAGGATGATAAGGTTATATCTGCGGGAAAGCAGACAGTCCTTTGTAGGAAAGGAAAGGTTTTAGGGGAATGTTTACGGGAACTTGAGAAGTTTTACCCAGAGCGTCCGGAAGTTAAGGACCTCTTTAAGTCTGTTAATAAACAACTTTTGGGAAAAACGATAAGGAGCATTAATGTTCCAATCTCTCATGGCGGCTTAGCCCTCACTTGGGGGCCTCGAGACCTACCAGCTCGTAGTCTTCGTACAGAACAATGGGTTTATATCCATGATCTTCTGAAGAAGATGAAAGCTAAGGATGGTCACATCGCTGTTCCTTATTTCTCCAATCGTAATGCATCGGTGTCCCTTAATAGGGATACTGATGCTGCCTTTAATGACCCTATTGACAACCGGGAATTCCATGAGGATTTCCTGGGTGTCAAGGAGGTCATCCAGTTGAAAGATCGCATCACAAAGAACGAATCATTGAGAATACTGGCACACACTCCTGTACAGGAGTTGCCTTCTCTGACTTTTATCCAAGTTTTGCAGGTCCCCTATCCTGACACGCTTGAGCGTCGTCGGATTCAGGGACGGATCGATCACCTTTTCCTGTCCAGATTTATGGCTTCCAGTGAAACTTTCAATTACGAAAGGTTTCGTGAAGAATTCCGATCTATAGGACTGGTTAAGGGAAAACTGGAGGCTTCGTTTTTATCTTTATTTAAGGTAGTTGAGTTGGAGGTAGGTCCGGACTTTCTTCAGAAGGTCCGTTCCAGTTACACTCCCTCTCCTTTCGATGTACAAAGATTTAAAATGAGGCTGGCAAAATTACAGAAACCTAGTAAGCGGGGTCAGACTGAGGGTTCAAAGCGTAGCAATGAACTCCAAGAAGGGTCCGACCCCCTTGTACCACGTGAACGAGATATAGTAGAAATGGAGGAATCTGAAATTATTGATTTCACGCGTGAGGTTGATGCAGAAGGTGAGTTCCTAGAACTCTACTCTCAGCTAGATTTTTCACAGGATTTCTTTGGTAATCTCCCTCCGGAGAGAATCCTAGAATTAATGAATCAAAAATTTCATGAGACTATACCAGAGGAATTAACTATCCCTCCGGTAGTCCTCTCTACTGTAGAAGAAGAGGACGGTGGGGATCGATGACAAAAAAAAATTTTAATTTTTTTAATGTTATTGTTCCTTACCTACCTTTTCTTTACTATCTCGCATTCAAAGCAAGTTCTAAAATGGGTTCTTTTGTTCTGATATTCAGAACCTTCTCAGCTCTTAAATACTCTACCCGATTTCCCTAATTTTGTTAGGGCTGGAGGACGAGTGCCTCACTTCAAAAGGTCGCTTAGGCGGGGTTTGAAGGAGAGTATCGAAAGAGTCTGGAGAAGGGTTTATCATTGATGGATCCAAAAGAACTACATTGGTGCACCACACCATCCATTTTTCACTTGATACCTGATGTAAAACGTTTTCACCCCTCGAAAGAGGCGATATAAGGGATACTCCCGTTAGAGCCAAAACACAATTTTTAAAATAAAAATCTTATAAAAAAGTGCTCTTTCTCAGCCAAAAACAGTTTGAAATAATACTGTAGGAACGAACGAATATCGAAGTTTTACATCCGGACGAGTAGTTTAAACTACGAGTCCACGGGCCGCTGGTGAGCGGAGACCTTAAGCAGGTC